TATCTCTACCTTCACCAAGAGCTCTGCACTCCCAAAGCACCCACCTTTAATGATGCAGTTTTACCCCGTGTCAAAGTTACAGTTGATTTCCTTCTTCCCCGTTACATGGCCGACTTTATTCGTCAATACATTAATAAAGTACTGAAAGCGGATTTAGATCGATTTAGAGAAGGTAGAGAGTTATTGGACGAATATGTTCAGCGTCGTGTGAACTCATTGGATAGTGGTTACGCTTTCTTACGCGGAGCAGATGCAGCCAAAAGAAACTTGGATAGAATCGCTGAAATACAGGCTAATCCCGAATTTAAAAAGGTTCAAGAAATACGAGCACTGATCAAGAGATATGAAGATTTCATCGAAAGATCCTCATCCCTTGCAAATCTTAAACGACAGAAGGAATTAGAAAGAGCTACTCACCCCGTCTTCGTAAACTATGCAGCTGCATTAGCCAGAGAAGCTGCTGAGGGAGGCGGGGGAGGTGGAGGAGGCGGGGGAGGCGGAGGCGGGGGAGCTGGCGGAGGCGGGGGAGGCGGAGGTCCTTGAACAATGAACCTCAAAAAAATGGTCCTATCGAGGATCGAACTCGAGTTACAAGATTCAAAGTCTTGGGTACTTACCACTATACTATAGAACCAGAGCCTTTGCAGCAGCAGGGAGGGTCAAGGAGAAACCTAGTTTACAACTCGCAAAATTATCCCTGGTGGGATTCGAACCCACAATCTTCAGCTTAGAAGGCTGACGCGTTAATCCGTTGCGCTACAGGGACAGGCTGTTGCCTTTTTGCTAGATTCTGTGGGGATAGGGATCATTAGTCGAGTGTGGGTAAAGGGGAAGTAAGAAACTTTACCAAGACCTCTCAGTGCGCACGGACACTGATACTACAACTGAGCTACCACTCCAACCTAGACGAAAATTAATTTCAATACCCTTAAGCTATAAGAATTAAAGCAAAAGAATATCTCTTAGACCAACAGCTTTCATGGTCTGCTCAATTGCTGATTTGAATTGCTCAGGATATGACACTGCCACTTTTGAAGTACTAGGGAGTTGTAGAAGCACTGCAAGAAACTGAGCTTGTTTTTCCTGCAATGTACCCTTGATCACAATTTTTCTGTGGCGTAAACGATCAATGGATGGACACTCTAGGCCCTTTTCATCCAAACAAATGAGAATTCCTTGGGAGTCCCCAAAAAATTTCATTAGTCTTGTGTGTGAAGTTGGGGAGAAGAGGGTAAGCTTGAGCAGCACAAAGACAAACGGGAGAATAAAGAGTAGTAAAGCAATCTTCATTTTTCTTTAAGTGGTAGCTCCACTAAAAGAAAAATTAGTGTCCAAGATCCACCTCTTCACCCCAATGACTTTGAGCATAGTGAGTCTCTTCTTAAATTTTTAACCTTTTTTCTGTTTTATGGACTTTTGGGGGGTGTCCTTGGTCAATTAATTGATCGCTCCGTCACCAAGCTTCAAGGTGGATTGGTGGGGTGGAGGTATGCACTACTATTCTACTCCTTTCAGATACTGATGAATGGAGTGGTATTCTTTTTCCTATTTAAAAGCGTGCATCTCAAGTCCTCATTTAGAGGTCATAAAATGACTTTTGACGACTGGATCAGTGGCACCTTTCAAGGGTTGATTTTTGCAACTACAATGTATCAAGTACAAGCTCAACTTTCAAATAATTTCAAATTGATATTTTAGTGTGTTTGGGTTAAAGTCAGTATCATTCCTTCTTTGCTTACAAAAGCTGTTGCTCAGTTCTATTTGGGAAAAGGTCAAGCATCACACGGTGCAGCTACACAATCCTTTACGAAAAGACAGAGAATCCTTGACTTTGACATGGACAAAACCGTATGGAATCAAATTACCTACCTTTGATGCTATCATGCGGCCCAATGGAGCAGAGGGGTGTTTCTTAAGTCATGTTAAAATTGCCCAAACTGTAGAAGCTCCATATGTAGTACTGGAAGATGATGCGGTGCCTACCGAAGCTGCGAATACTGCTACAGAGCTAGTAACTAATTTACGAGCTGTCATGGAAGCAGGAGCCTATGACATTATTTATTTGGGGGGAATGCCTTTGAGTTCGAAGCCTACCAAGGTATCTGGGATATATGAAGGAGCTTGCCTTACTACTTATGCAATGATTGTTGGTCCTCGTGCTGCTAGTGTCTTGAGAGGCTTGGTGTATACAGGAACACCTATAGATGTTGTGTTAAGTCAGCTTCCCTTACGGTTCGCCTTTGTTAATCCTCCTTTATTTCGACAAGCAATTACACGCTCAGAAATTGGCAAGACTTTATTTACCCGCGGGGAGTTTTTTGCTCATTTACTTGGATTTGCCACTCCTTGCTGGAGATTTCTAGTAATACACCGTGACCATCTCTTATGGTTTTTAGTGTTAGGACTTTTAGCTTTTTGGACCTTTAGAAGCGTTTAAATGGTGCGAGCACAGAACTACTTCCCCTTGAACAAATGAAGCGTATCGCCCCCAAGCCAAGTGTATCCGCCCCATCTACTCTGAGTGTGGCAATTTTAGCCTTTCATAATTCTACTGAAATTCTAAAGGAGACCTTGCAAAAGTCTAGAACTTCATTGCCTTCCTCAAAGTTCTACGTGGCTACCTCAGATCAGGACAGGGAGATTATTGCTCTGTGCAAGGCAGTGGCAATTCCCTGCATTGAGTTTACCAGAGATGTTATTAATAAGGATAGTGCAGAGTTCAACTATGCAGGCATTGCTCGCGCTGTGGTGGCGTACATTAAGAATGACATGAAGATTGATCAGTGGATTTTATTGACTAGACCTCAAGTTGTGTTACACTCTTCCTTGGCGGACATTGATTTGCTGAGTTTGGCCAAGGATTCCTTGTATGGCTGCGGGCTCAAGTCTATTACATCACGCGAGGAGCTTTTAGCCTACACTGTTCCTGAGCAGCCAGGGGCTTCAGAGGTCAGGGAGTTAGTGCCAAACAGTGCTTTCTTACTGGCGTATTCGGAGACGCCCAAGTTTGATGCTTGGAGCGCTGACACTGAGTCTTGTGTGTCAAGATATTCCTCTTATTTTGTTGCGAGGTACATGATTCATCTCAAGTTAGCCTATTTGGGTGTAATAGCAGAAGACGATAATCGTAGAGTTTCCATTGGTCGTTGGGGAGTAAAGTCTACTACCAGACTGAGAATTGAGCCAGTGCATGCCTTTGCCACACAGCAGCAAGAGCAAAATGATAAACTACAAGCAATCATTTCTCCTCCTCCAGATACTACTGCTCCCGCTGCCTCTCTAGCTGCTGCTCCTACTGTCACAACCTCAACTACTCCCGCAGCTCCCGCAGCCACTGTGGCTACTCCCGCAGCCACTGATGTTCCTGTCGTTCTTACTAGTGCTCCCTCCACTGCTCCTGCCTCTGCTCCCGCTCCTGTCACTACCACTGCAACAGAAGTTAGTACGGTAACTGTAAATGTAGAAGCCCCTGCAGTAGAATCCACACCAAAGGAAGAGCCAAAGAAAGTGGAGAAGAATTTAGAACCTCCCCCGAAAAAGAAGCCTCTTGGTGCTTCAACTCGGTTCTTCACTTTAACTACGGGTGAGGAGGAGAGAAGTGGTGCAGCTCTGGCTAGGTCTGAAATTGACTCTCAGCAGAATGTGGCAAAGCAATTATTGGCCCACAATGATGATGCTGTGTTGCACACTATGGCAAAACCCAAGTCTAGTATTTGGGCGTCTCAAAAACTTTTAGATTGATTTTGACTATTACTTTTTCAACTTGTTGAACAACCCACTCATCACTCCCTTCATTGCATCCATGTCTTGCATGTCCCCGCCATTCATGGCCCCTCCAATCAAGGAAGCCATATCCATGTCTACACCATCCTTACCCATAACATTCTTCATGACACCCATAATAGAACCAATGCTAGCTGGATTCATGGCAGTGGCTGCCCACTTTGAAATTGCATCAGGGTCCAAGCCTTCCATCATTTTCTTGGTAAGCTCTGCGGGATTGATTGTTGAAGGGTCAAAAGTTCCTGCCTCAATCTGACTCACAAACCCCTCTGCTACCAGAGCCACCTTGTCCATAATTTCCTGAGGGGCACTCGTGTACACACTATTTAAATTGGCACTCTGCACAATTTTCTCAATGTACATCCAGCACGTATCCTGGACCTCCTGAGGGGCTGCCATTAATTTCCCATACGCATTGAGCTCTTGAAAGAGAGGAACATCCTCATTCAGGGCAGTTGCATCCTTAGCCAACAGCCTGTCCAGAATGTCAGTTTTTTCCATCATTGCAGTGTGCATGGCATTTACATAGGCCTTGGAAAGCTCCGTGCTATTCTTAGCAGCCATGACTTGAGCAAGCCTGGCCTTTAAAGCGGGGCACTCGGGCCATACCTCACTAGCAGCCTCTACAAACTCAAACACTGTGGTACTGAGTTGGCTTGTTAATAAATCCAAGGGATTGGGAGCCTTGGACTCTAAAAGCATGGGGGAAGAAGACATTTGTTATTGCCTACCAAGAGTTTTTACAGACCGAATAAACAAAGTGAACATACAGCAAATGCAACACTCTCAACAAAGTAGACTTGAGCTCAGAGAACAAACTTGGGAGGACCATATTTATGCCATGAACTCTGGGGCGTTTGCAGCCCTATGTTATAAATTGGTGGACTTGCAGTGTCTGACTAGAGAGTGCCTAGTCACCAAACTGGGGGAAGCCCTAGGAAAGTCAGAGAGCATGGAGTCTGTGCTGCTTAGTCGTGCCGAGCACCATTCTTTTCTGAGTCCAACTCAATTAGCCTTGCGGAATCAAACTTCAAGATTTTTAAAGGCAGGGGCATCTAGTATGGAAGAGGTTGCACGCACTCAATCTACCATCTTGGATGCCATGTTGGGGGGTAAAAATCCTCAAACGTTTTGTGTCGTCAATACATCCAGATTAAAGCAGCTCAGACCCTGGTCAAAAGCAGTTCTTTTAAAAGAAATTCAACATACTTCCTTAGATAGAAAGGATGAGGATGCTATAAATCAGAGTGAGCTTGTGAGCATCGCCCTGCAATTAATTTGGACCTTGGCTGCTCTAAACTATGCATTTCCTGGATTTCAACACAATTCCCTGTCAAGTAGTGTGCGCTTGTATACGTATGGAGCACGTTGCTACAGACTGAAGCATTCCGAGACTGCTTATTACATTCCAGCAGGGCATCCTCTCCCGGTCATTGTGAATTGGTCTACCTGTGACGCTCCAAATTCTGAAGGTCTGCCTTATCGAGAGGGTAAGAGTGATGCAGGCAAGGATGTGAATGACATGCTTGATGCAATACTGGGAAACTTGAGCAGAGAAATGCCACCCAGATTATTCAAGCCTATCTTAAAAATGAAGAGTTTTTGCACCACTCATTATTATCAGTACAAGCGGGACCAGAATGATGGCACCATGCATGTAAATGATGTGATATTGGGAAATAGAGAGTGCGTTCCTCATATCTTACAAACTCGCTGCCCCGAGGGATTTGATCTGGTAGATGGTCAATGTAGGAAATGTGTTTCAAATTTAGGGGCACCCAGTACCTTTCGAGATGATGGCACATGCAGAGATGCCACTGATATTCTGCAAACAACCCTGTTAACCTCAGAGTTCTTTGATATATTCTTAACTCCAATCAATACTGCACAGCTAGCTTCAGTTGAAAACTTTTAGTTCAAGTTCATGTCAATTCCTATTGTCAAAGAGCGTTTAAGAGCGTCTCCAAGAGGGAGCAGCCTTCTTCAGAGCTTGCCCGTAGCTCAGACTAGGGTGGGCTCTGCGGTAGCTCTTCACGTGGGCAATCCAGCCTCCAGCTCTGGATCTCCTGCCTCCATTTAACTCTGCGGGCTTGGGGGCCTCTACTGCAGACACCTCCCCACCTCTGAAGCGTCTGCTGCGGCTGCGGCTGCGAGAGCGGCGTCTGCGTCCACCCTCCAGCTCGGTAACAGGCTGTTCCTCCTCACCCCCCCTTAAGCGGCGGCGAGGGTGACGGTTGCGGCTTCTGCGGCTGCGACGCTTGCCTCCAGACAAGTCTTCCTCAGCACCGCCTCTCATGCGGCGTCTGCTCTTGCGGCTTCTAGAGCGGCGGCGTCTCTTGCCACCCTCCAGCACTACTTCCTCGCTATTAGCACCTCCCAGGAGCATGTCGCCTCCAAAAATTCTGCCGCCACTCAGTCTCTCACCCCCTGACAGAAAGCCCAAGGCATCCTTGGCAATGCTCTCGGCCATGCGAGGACCACCATACTCGAGAATTTCAGAGGAGCCACCGCGAATCAGAATCTGGGGAACACCCCCCACCTCAATGCCGCCAGCGCGCAGAGAGTGGTAGTGGTCCATCAGGTTCACTGCATTCACGCTAAACTTGCCACCCGCCAGACCAGGCAGCTGGTTGTACTGCCCCAAAATATTGTGGCAGTGGGGGCAGGAGGGAGAATACACCAGAGTTACACTGTTGGGAGGAAGCTCTCCACCACTCAGGATCTTAATGTCAGGAGAAAAATTCATCGGCTGTGACATTGTGGTTTTGTTTATATACTGGGATCAAAAAAAAAGTGTCTACCTTTTTCTTTAAAGAGTGTGCCTCGGCAACCCTGGCAACTTCCATTGGAACTGCAAATGGAAAAACTCTCAGAAATATTTGCACCTCTACCTCGATTAGTGCAGTGCTTATTTTATGCATCACCACTGTGGTCATCTTGTACGCCACAAATCAACAAAAATGGGTTGTGAATCTCCCTATTTGGGTGGGTCTAGGATATGGTTTTTTTTATGCCCCGTTGATCAATCACATGAATACAGTGAGTGAGCTGGCCTTTGCAGACAGTGGAATGAGCAAGTCTGAGTGGATTAATCACATTGCATCAGATGGCAGAGTCCGATTGAGTGTAATTGCGAGTTTGACTGCAGCTTTGATCGTGTCAGCCAATGCCTGGATTTCTCGCATTGAATCAAAAAATAATAATTGATATATAAAAAAAAATTCTTTCTGTGTTAAGAGTCCGTGTATTTACGGTTGATGCACGCCCAAATCTAGAGATAATTGTTTCCCCAGCAGAAGTCCCAGCAGAAGTAGCAATGTTTGGCATTTACAGAATAACCAGAAAGTCTGGTGTACAAAGGGGTGTTTCATATGCAAGTGAGCCTGGTAGTAGTTTTAACATTACGCGAAGCGAAGTAGATAGACTTGTCAATTTTCACATTGACAATAGATACACTCAATTTACATTGTCTGGTGTCAAATGCTCAGACGAATTGTGGGCAGCAATGAATAATATTGAAATTCCCCCCCTTCCTGAAGGCGAAGAAGCAGAAATGGACGATGACGATGATGAAGATGACGATGACGATGACGATGATCGTACTATTATTTTAAGAAGGGAAGGTCCGCCTCAAGTACAAAGAAATTTAGGAGGGGCAGCATTAGCAGGTGGATTTACACGTGTAATTTGGAAGTGAAAATTAAGCAGGCAAAAAAAATGTTATTGCGAGGAGAGGGATTCGAACCCACGCAGATTGCTCTATGGGAACTTGAGACCCACGCCTTAACCAACTCGGCCATCCTCGCTAAAAGCGTGCGAAGAGTGGGGCTCGAACCCACGCGGATTACTCCAGAGGATCTTAAGCCCTCCTCCTTAACCACTCGGACATCTTCGCTTTACCGTGAAAGTGGTGAAGCTAGAGTTCAAGGATACATAAATAAAAAGTGTCCATCAAAAGCTCGAAATCTTCACAATCTGAAAAAGGGGGCTCTTCTCTCGACTTTTTTGAAGGACAAAAGGACTCTAGATGTGGAGTGCATGCCCTGAATAATTTGTATAGAAATTATGATGGACCAGACTTTATTAAGAATCTTATATTTATGCATGGATCATGCAGTTTTCGAGGTCTTGAGGTGTACAGAAAGATTGATGTGGATGCAATTTGTAAAGCAATTCTAAGGAAAAAACTTGCGGGCTTGCAGGGAAAGGACAAGAAGAAACTAAAAAGTATATGGGACTGTAGTGATCAGGGAAGTTACAGAATTGATATAATGGAAAAGGCAATACAAGAAACGGGTATTGATATTATTGACCATACTATAGAACTAGTAGATGTTAACACTACAAATACCAAGGAAGCCTCTGATGCCTTTTACAAGAAACTTAAGAATAAAGCTTCCTCCAAAGGCTTTATGGGGTACCTGATCCAAAACACAGACTATGGGGGTCACTACATTGCTCTTTTACCTAGAAGTGGAAAGTTGCTGCTTGTGGACAGCGCAGACAATTGGAAGAGTGAAAAAATTGAGAATAGACCTTTTAAGAATGGGAAGTGGACTGGATTTAGGTACTTGACCCGTAAAAAATTCAGAGAAATGAGAAAAGACATGACTCTAATCTATGAATTAGTGGATATCGAAACTGTAATTGACTCAGATGAAGATTGAAATCAAAACGTTCAGTACATTATTTTTATCCTTTAGGTAAATTACATGAAACAAAACACTTGAATGGAGCTTGAATCCAAGAACTCTATTGAAGGTGAGAAACGGGCCAGTAGGCTGCACAAGCGTGTGGTATGTAGATTCTGGCTTAGAAATGCCTGTGGCAAGGGGGATGAAGCCTGTGAGTTTTTGCACGAAATGAGACCTGATGCAATGCCTCCTTGCAGATTCAATCCGTGCTCCCGCGTAGGCTGTCCCTATAACCACACTGCTGTGGAAGCCAAGAGCCTATGTCCTAATTATGCAGCTGGGTTCTGTAGCTTTGGAAGCGCGTGCAAGGACAGGCACGACTATGTGGAAGGTCCTCCCCCAGCTATTGCAGCCCAGTTCCTTCTGGGAGACCCTATTAAGGAACATTTGGCAAAGCGTGCTAGTAGCCAAAAGGCCTTTCGACGGGACCCGTGTCCATATCAAAAGGCTGATGGATGGTGTCCATACTTTTATGGCTGTGCTTTCAAGCATTGAGGGGTTAGAATAAAAATTCTTCTTGAAGAAAATAAAATGAGTTCTGTTCAAACCAATTTATTGTCAACTTTTTTAGAACGATTTGATCGCTCAGTCTCAAAGCCTTCAGCTGAGACAGTGTATAGACTTATTGCTCTTGTGCTCATGTCACTTCTTGTAGTGAATTCATTGATTGCCTACTGGTATCCCCGCAAGGACTTGTACCCGCTGGCTACAATTTCACAAGGTGTTGAGAATGACAATCCATGGACTGGGAAATTGCTAGAAATTCAAATTACCTTGCAAAACACTCTGGCGGTGCTTGGAGCTTTTCTCTACATTCCCTTCTTTTATGGCTTACCAAAGCATACGGAATCCATTTACACAGTATTTGTGTACTGCTCAAATATCTTTACTGTGGAAGTTGGGCTTGTTATCATCAGTAGTGTGCTCTTAATGCTCACTAGATACCCTATCAATGGTACAGGTCTAAACTCAAAGTTTGGGTACTGCCCTCTGGAGGCTGAAACTGTGGGTGTACCAGGTTCAATAACTTGCTCAAGAAACTGGTGGGAGCGTGTTTGGGCAGTGCTGGCTGAAACCTTGAGAAATTTCACAGACAATATGAATGTCACAGCATCCATGAGCGGAGGAAGTCATGGTGGTCAATCCTTAGGAATTGGCTTGGGGCTGTTGTTTGCTGTAGCCTTGTACGCGGGATATATGGATGTCTATTAAGGTCTTAAGGACAAGACCTTGTTGATGAGAGTGTGCCCCTTCTTGACTACTTGAGTTCCCGACGAAGAAGGATCTGAGCCCATAACTCGCTGTACACTCATATCATTGTCTGACTTGTCTTGAAAGTAATGCTCACTCAATGTAAAAAACACTGGTCTACCCACCCTAAATTGTTCGGGGTGTAAGTCAGCAGTGTAGAAAAACAAGGAATTCGCAGGATCTCTCATGGCTATGCGGGTATCAAGAACCAAACAGCTGTAGCCTTCAGTGCAGGCGTCTAGCACTGCATTAAAGTCATTCTGGTTTTTCAGCATGCCAAAGAAATCTTTATATACCTTGGTACGCTCCGCTGGACTGGTCACATTATAGAGAAACAGCAAATCAGTGTTATTTCTAGCGTCTGGGGGACAGTCGCGCATGTATTGCAGAGTGCACCAAAAAAACAGCTTGCGATGCCTCCCAATTTTGAAAATCTTGCCAATTTCTCCCGAAGACATAATTTTTCGCTTTGTACCATCTGAATTAGTTTCTCCCATCAAATCATCCAAAATAAGACCAGCCTTCATGGCTCTGCCATTAGCGACAGAGCGTCTTTGCCATTCCATTAAATGCTTTACCTTGTCTTCATTGTAATGGTCATACACAAATGTTTGGGGCAAAAACTTTCCAAGGGTGGGAGTAGATCGATTCTCTGTACCATTCATCCCCATGACAAAATCAAGACGATCTCGCATGTGGTACATGATGTCAGTCATCAACGTTGTTTTTCCCGAGTGGCGTTTCCCTACCACCAAACATGTGGCATCTATTGGCATAGCAGCAGGATTCCATGGTTTTACCGTAATCGACGACACTTCTTTTCTTTTATACTTTTATAGCTAGCAAATAGAGAAAACGGACGGCTGCTCCTTTTCTCAGCTCATTAAAAAAATTAGGAGCCGCTCCCGCAAACTTGGCAAGAAAAGTCGCTCCAAAAGACGCTCTAGACACAAGTCCCGTCGATTAAGAGGTGGAGACTGTGTCAATCAAAAAGATGATAAAACGGGTGCAGATAAGGATCCAGTGACACTTTCAGACATTCCGCTTAATCGTAAAATCAGAGTGACCATAAGTGAAAATAAGTACTTCTGTTTTGACAGGCACACCTTACTAGGAACTGGTACTAACGAACAAACTGGATACATATTCTTTTCAAGCATTAGAAACCCATTTACCAATCAAGACTTTACCAAACAGCAGATTATTGAGATATTGTCTCAAGTGAGAAAGGGGGTGTTTTACTTTAATTCAGAGCAAGGTGCTTATGCAGTTCCTATATTCCTATATCAATACATTACAAATAATTTTACCGAGAATGAAAGACAGACATACTTTGACCCTTTAATTTCACGGTAAATAAAAAGGGCCGCAGTCGCCATCCTGCTCCTCAAAAAAGAGAAGAAGAAAGCAACTGCGGCCCCGTGTAAAAGTGAGTGGTGAGCACCCAATAAGCTGTATAATACCCCCGTAAATATCTGAACACCAAGTTGTTATGCATTACTGGAAACGCAGAGCCACTTATGCACAACACAACGAAACCCCAACACTTTCACGCACCTTGAAAGACCTAAAGCTTGGGCGGCAAGCCTGAAACCTAGCAGGGCAGAATTAAGCGTAAAAAGTTTCGATATACGAACGTTTAGGGTTTTTGGGAACAGAGTTTGTCTTTTGGAAGACGCAAGGAATGATTAAACCACCCCCACATTCACGGCTCGAGGAGGAACCATTCCCCGAACCCTCATCTGCAAATTTTCGGGCCTTATCATTGTCTCGGACCTGGAAACTCAAAAGCACAAGAAATCTTTGCCGATTATCTAGTGGGGGATCGACCCCTCGCGTCTTCTCATTTATCACTGGGGGGAGGGATAAATAATTTGCGTTGAACGAATTAACTTTTTTCACTTGACAATTCAAACAAATGAGTAGTCTTGCCATTCAGTCTATACTGGAGGAGCTGAGGTGCATGGACGGAGAGTTGTTCAAGACCGAAGTGGCACAGAGATTGTTCTTGTGGCTTAAGGTGCAAGCAAGCGAGAGCCTAAGCCCAGTCTTTGTAAACAAGAGTCTGGGGGAGTACACTAAGGTGTTGGGCAAGTACAAGGTTTGGCCCCCTGAAGTTAGTTCAGAGGAGCTTTCAACCTTGGAGGCAAAGGCTGGAGGCCCCGAGGAGCTTAAGCAGGTGTGGACTGCAGTGTCAGCGCAGTGGGTCAGACTGACAAGAAGGTCAGAGTCTGGAAAGGCTAGTGTAAAGATTAAGACACCAGAGCCTATGGAAGTTCTGAAGAATTTTTTCTTGAGTTTAGTGACCAAGACCTGGTGTGCTCGTGGAGAGTTGTGGGATATGGACCCTGTCAAGCAAGACTTTGTGTTTCGTGAGGCTTTTCGTCAAGCTGTGAGTGAGAGTGTGCATGTAATTGATGACACTGTCAAGGAAATTAAGGAGCCTGTAGTGGTTCAGGAGCCTAAAGTTGATAAGGAGGAGCCTAAAGAGCAGGTGAAGGCTGAGGAACCTAAGGCTGAAGAGCCAGCACAGGAAGAGCTACACCCCGAGCCTGTAGTAAAGGAAGAGGTTGTACCTGAAACACCTGTTGACCAAGAGGTTCAGCCTGAGGAAACTAAAGAGAAGCCTGTAGAAGCAGAGAATCTTCAAGAAGAAGAGGAAGAGGAGGATTTAGGCCCTGATGATTCAGTAAGTAGGTATTTTGATTCTGCTTCTGTCATGACTAGGCAGTTTCCCAAGCAAGAGCCGCCGCCTCCTGTAAGTGCTGCCCCGCCTCGCAGGTTTGCTGACGCTGGCACAATGATTTATGCCCCTCCAGCTGTGAAAAAGGCTATTCAACCCCTCAAGATTCAGCTTCAAGAGCCTGTAGTGCATTTAAATTAGTTCAAGTAGCAGTTTGACGATTGACCCATTCATCACTTTCCCTCTGTCTTTGTAGCAATCCATAAGCAATAAATGCCCCCAAAGTAAGTTTGGTTGTAAATGAGTTAATAATGTACTGTCTCTCAATGTAGTCAAAGGAGGGAAGAGGTAAACCCTTGAGAAAGGGTCTCACTTGTTTTAATTGAATAAAGCCAAATTGAGAAAACTGAAACAATTGAAGAACCACGAAAAAAGGAATCCAGCTAGGCACATTATTTCGATACTCTTCTGATGCATTGCGAATGTCTTGAATTGCCTTGATTAATGAATATGTAATGGGAACCCAAGAACTAAGGAGTAAAAGCCATCCACACAAGGTTGCATAAACTATAGTATTCTTGTCGGGCGTAGGCAAAGTCAATTGATGCTCCACTATTGCCCCTTGACTCATCAAGGCAGTAATTGCCAGAGTCACTGCCCAAATTCCATTAATGTCTCTAACCCCACTCAAGCAGCAAATAATGGCAGTCATAATTGCAGCACTTATGCCATACTCTATGAAGCGCACAGGGTTAGAGCCCTTCTTAATAAAGTTGGTATACCACCCGTCAGGCCCACTATTGAAATAATATAGCAAATGAAACAACACAGTAAAGCCGAAGAATGCAGTGATCAAGTAGGGTACATTGATACCCGAGGCACCAGTGGTCACAAGAGGTCTATTGATGGTATCTTGAGCAATTTCCCCTTCTGGTACATAGGGTTTCAGGCGAAATAGCTGAGTGACTTGAAATTCAGGTCTTAACATTTTGATGAGCAAGAATGAAAATACCACTAAAGCAATTGCGTGAGCTAGTGCAGCATACAAGTTTAATTTGCGAAGAGGGATTGCAAAAAACTTTTTCATGAGTGCTCCAAGAATAGGTATAGACAGCTTCATTTTTTGTTTTCAACATGTTAAAAATCAATGCGCAGCATGACCTGATTGTCCCTTGAATTTTCAAAGGAAGTCATGAGTGACGCTTCCATAGCCGCTCTTTTTCCAGAGGCACTCCCTGTCTGAGCGGCTAGCGATGCAAGTTCAGCATTTTCTATGCCGTCAGAAACCCCATCAGAAAACATGAGGAGGCAGCAGTGCACGCGGGGGTCAATGTGCAAGGATACAATCTCGGGAACGCACGTTACTGCATGTAAGTCCTCTTCCTCATTCCATCCCTTGTACTGAAAGTCTCCCATGCTGCGTGACACTGCTAGCTCACCATTGACCCGATTCCCTGCTACACTAAGGCCAGCCCGTAAAATTCTCTCCACCTCAATTTCTCCCAAGGGCTTGTGGTGAGCAATTACCACTGAAAATGTCCTGTCATGATTCACCAGCAAAGCCGTGCAGTCCCCCAAAGCTGCCACTGTCACTACTTTCCCACCTTCTTCTTCCCGCACAATGGCTACAAGGCAGCACGATCCAGAATCGTCAATCTTCTCAATGGGAGGGCTTAAGGGAGACCGCAGTGTCAAGGGAGGTGGGCCCCCTCCCGCCGATGCCACAGCTGCCACATTTGGCACAGGCTCGCTCTTGACTGCACTCTCAATTTGCTTGAGTCTCTCCTCTTCACATTTTTCCTTCCTTCTCTGTTGAAAGACCTTTAAGCTCCTTTCCGTGTCCACAAAGGCTTGGCGTATGTCATTGCCTTCCAGCCTTGGCATGCTTGCCATGGTGCGAAGCAAGGTTTGCTTGGCAAAAGTCACCGTGTCCTTGCCCCCATGCCCATCATACACTGCAAAGAGGTCTCCGTGTTCTGTGCCAAGAATGGCATCATATGCGTCCTCCATTGCGCTGCGAAACCCCTGAAAAGTCATCACAGCTGCATTTGCTGCCAGCTGCACAAACTCTGGGGTTTCGCCCTCAGGTATGGCATCTCGATGAGACGAAATGTTGCCCATTTGCGAAAGTTGTGGGTCGTCGCCCGCGAAATTAAATTATCCCAAAAAATTAATTTTTTGAGGAGGGTTCAATGAGAGTCATTGCGAGAAGTTATAGGAAAGAAAAGAAAAAAGTGCAATATTTGTGGTGCGTGCCTCTTTCAAAGAAATATATACCTCTCGAAGACCCTGCCAATGTAGCTCCTAAAGAAGCCCCTAAAGCTCGTGCATCCCCAATGGAAATAGAATTACTTGCCAATGTAGATGAAATAGGTAGTCTAAACACCAAAGCTACAGAACTCAAAGATGTTCAGTCCTATGACTATTCCCCACAAAAAACAATCAAAATTAAAATGGTTTCTGAAAAATCGTTAGCACAATTCCCTCTCTTGCAAAGGTTCTTTTCTCGCGGAGTGTGTTTTGGTACTCTGGTCCTTCCAGGGAGGCTTTTGCCAAATAACGCCAGTGCATTTATTATTACCTTGTACACTACACCAATTAGAACAGCGAGAGCAATTTCATCTCTACAGTCCAAGGGGTATGGGGGCACTGTGTGCATCATGAATCCACCAGACGATCTCACCTATGCAGAATATCTTTCAAGCACTTCCTCGAAACCCTTATCAAGGGGCGAATTGGGGTGTTTGGCAAGTCATTTTTGGGTTCTAAACTTTGCTTCATCTTACTCCTCCTCTAACGAATCTGTGGTAATTCTCGAAGATGACTGCGACATGCTTAAAGGAATCGATTCTTGTTCAGATGCATGGTCTTTCGTAAAGGAGCATGATTTTTGTATGCTTGGGTGCAGTGATTGGCACCTTGCAAAACGTGATGTCAGTGACTTGGGGTTTTATATTGCTAGACTCTCAGTTGGGCGAGCCTGTGGGACTTTTGCCTACAGCGTGACATGCCGTGCAGCACTAAAATTAGCAGCGAAAATGCAGTCATTCCCTCTCACTCCCGCTGATCATGCCATTCAAAATGTATGGCCCGACATTTGTGTAATTTTCCCCCCTCTGTTTATTGCAGACAGAACCTCAACTTCAATAGAAGGACATGATCAATTAAGCAAGGGATATGCTGAGAGATGCCTGCCAAATGTGGAATTAAACAATTATGCTTGTATAGAAATTTCAGGACTAAACACTCTTAAGTGCGAGTGTTGGGTATGTTGGCCAAATCCTACAAACTGCAAAAAGTGCGGGAAGAATTCCTTGGTCGCTCAATTAAAGTCTTGCCGTTGGACAAGAGATCAAATAAATCAACTTACCCGTGTTGCTCTGGGAGTGCATCAAATGAGAGGATGTTTTGTACTTCCTTCCCCTCCTAAAAGTCTCAGACCTAAATTGCCTAGTGATATTGCAGTTGCAATTGCCTTTTTCAATCCTTGTGGGTATAAACGACCTATTAAGAATGTTGTTGAGTGTGCTACCCAATTTTCTCCCCTACCAGTCTATGTCCTAGAATTGGGTTTTAAACAGCTCTTTCTTACTCAAAAGCTTTTAGGAGGTTCTTCTTCTGGAGTTCGCTTGCACCAGGTAAAGAGTAGTAGTGTGATGTTTCACAAGGAAAACCTCTGGATGAAAATTCACGAGATGATGCCCAAAACCATACGAAAAGTGATTTTTTTGGATGGTGACATTTTAATTCAAGACCCCCTGGCATGGGTATCTAGAGTGTCTGCTATTTTAGATTCCTATGAGCTAGTACAACCCTTGTCCGTAATAAAATTTCAAGAAAATGCAAAAGGTGACACCAGTACCCAAGCCTTGCTAGTGGCTTCCTCCAAGGTACGTAAAGATTGTTTTGACAAGAGGTTCTCCTACCCGAGCCCAGGCTATGGCATTGCAGTCCAACGACAATGGCTAGTCAATGTGGGAGGTCTAGTTCAAACTGCAGTGGTAGGGGCGGGGGACTTGTTTATGCTTGGCGGTCTTCTCCAGCCTAGCTTTGTACAACAGTCCATGGCCTACAAAAGTAGCCCCTTTGCATGGGCAGACATTGAGAGATTTCTAAGTCGTTCAAAAATCCTACAAACTAGAGTATCTTTCGTAGCTCAAGAAGGCTTGCATCTGTATCACGGGAGCAGAGAGAATAGACAGTACAGCACTCGTCATGAAGAAATGAGGTCATTAATGATAAGAGATCTAAAGTTCAACAAGGAAAAAATATTAGAATTTCGAAATCCCGAAAAATGGAATGTACCCATGCTCAAGTATTTTAAAGGAAGACAAGAAGATGATTGAAATTTATCCCTCATTCTGTTAGAACCCCTTCCTGTAAGGTAGCACTAAAAAATGAATCGACTTCCATCGTCTCGTCAACAGAAATCAACTTCTGCCCTGTATCAAGGTGCTAGACCCTATATTGATCATTCTAGTGAGGGCCTGAGAACACAGGCATCTCTAGATGTAGTTTACCCCTCCTCGCTTCGTAATGAGCGTGCAATTTACGCTGCTGGTGAGCAGGCACACACACAACCCAAGAATCTGGCGTCTTGGCCATGTGGGAAAATAAAGGGAGACTGTTTGCACTGTGGCGATGCCTTGGAGGCTCAAGTATATCCAGTGGCAAAGTATAGGGCAGACACAAAGTTTTGGATTTTCGGGCAGTTCTGTACTCCTAGCTGTGCACTGGGGTATGTAAGAGAAATGGGTATGGGATGCCAAGTTGAGACATGGACACGCAGCATGCTTTCTCAGCTTTTTAGCATTACACAATTTCAAGTGTGCCCTCCACGCTTTTGCCTTAAAAAGTATGGCGGTGGAATGGACAAGATTGTGTGGAAAGACTTGAACTTTGCTTCAATTGTGGAACCCCCCCTTTCCACCTTTGCCATGTTTGCAGAGTCAATTGCCCGAGAAAAGGGTGCTGAATTTAAATCTGCTAATGCAGTACGTTTGAGTAACCTACAACGCCCAGAGCAGCGTGACATTCCCCTGGCTATACCTACGTGCAATGGTAGAGAACCTCTTCTTCTTAAACTCTTGGCAGAGTCATCCTTTGCTGCTAATTCTGTAGAGACGAAAGAAGAAGAGGTTGAGGCTTCGCCAGCAAAGGTGAAAAAACCAAGGAAAACTATGAAAACATCCCAAATGCTTCTTGAATGCAATTAATTTTCCTTGTTATCCTCTGGCTCCTCAGCTTCTTCAGCCTCCTCAGCTTCGGCGTCGTCCTCCTCACCCTCTTCAGAGTCATCCTTATCGGTGGATTGAGTCTCTACACCCCTGTCCTCTGCTAAATCCTGCTCCTTTGCCTCTGCTGCCTCCTCACCAGAGTTCTCAGACACATCATCGGCGTCTGTTGCACTTGTCTGCTCAAGACGCACATAATTTCTTGGTGGTGTGGGGGGTAAAGCCACAGTGCGGGGAGGTCGGGGGTATCTCTCTGCCAAGTCCACGTTTTGAGAGAAACTTCCTCTGTTCTTGAACTTTAAATAACCCACATGAAACAGGTAATTTACCACAATTTGCACTGCACGAATGTCGTCAGGCAGAGTCTTCCATCTTAGAGCCACTAAAGCTAACAGGCCTACAGAGGTGGCGGTAAGGGCGGAATCACTGAACATTCTTTTCTTTCTTATTCACCTCCCACAAAAGAATGGAATTAAACGCAATTAATTTTTTTCTAATTTTTTTGCGCTTGCAGTTCAATCGCAATGTGGACGACACTGTGCTTGCTAACCCTGGCAGCTGCTGCCCCTGTGAAATTTCTTCAGTGGAGCACAAACCATGCCAAGAACTGTGGAGTTCCTACGGCTGTGCTGGCAATGCCCAACCTTTACCCCTGCGTAACTGACCTGTCTGCAGTGATGGCATTTCACACTGTCTTTGAGGGTAAGATGCACACCTTTGGTGTCACAGCGTGCTCTGACGATCAAATCTTTGTGGGTGTCCGCACAGAGGGAGCTGAGACCTTGGTGTACATGGAATTTACGGACTTTTACGAGTTCATGGCGTTCATCAAAGAGTGCGTATTCCTCCCAAACCCGTGCACACACAAAGAAGTGACGCTTATTCATCTTACTGTCTCTAACAAACCTCACCCTGGGCTTGATGCTCTTCGCCTTTCCTCTCTAAAACACGGTGTGCAGACGCGTGTGCTTGGAATGGGAAGCACGACCGCCATTGGACATGGTGGTTTCGGCTTCGGCCTCAAACTTAGCTTGCTGCATCGAGAGCTTCGGGTGCTTCCCCCAGAAACCATAGTGCTCTTCACAGACGCCTTTGATGTGCTCATTCAGCAGTCTCTTTCCCCACTCGAGCAGTGGAGCCAAGAAAATCCCGGGAAAGTTTTGTTTGCAGCTGAAACTTCAAAATGGCCATGTAAGGACTTAATGTACCCTCCCCCACTTCACTTTCCATACCCCTACTTGAACAGTGGAGTGTTTTGTGGAAAGGCTTCCACAATTTTATCTCTGCTAGAATCATCCGAGTACACTCAAAAAACTGACGATCAAGAGTATTATACTCGCCTCTTTCTCAAGGGAGATACCATTGTGCTTGATTACCAAGCCCAATTCTTTCAGTGTCTTGTCGGAGTTCAGGAAAAGGACTTGATTTTTGCTTCTGAATCAATTCAAGTGCAACATTTTAATGGTCTTAAGAAATGGACCAGCACTCCCGCCGTGCTACACTTAAACAATGGGTTTACGCGATTTAAGCTCTTTACACGGTGTATATCCACTGTATTGGGTCCGTCTCATGCCTACCTTTCAAGGCAAATCTTGGTCTCGATTGTTTTGGATTTCCTTACGTATAATCAAGCTATACTATGGAAAGCTATTTATTATCTAGCAGCACTCGCACTATTTTCGAGATTTTGGAGGCTCTCAGCATTAACAGCAAAAGGATGAAGGCAAGAGTAAATTTCCAATTATTCCCTATAAAGGAATAAATAATTAAAGTCTCCCAACTCTTGAACCATTCACTAGACTGCATGTGATAACAGTAACTCAAGGGTTTGAGTATTGATGCGTGCTTTTCTGTGAGGGATGAGTGACCCTTGATTACCTTGAGACTGTAGAAAAATTCCATGGGAAGGCAATGAATATGGGGATAGTGTGTCAGGGCTAAAAACGTCCAGGCAGCAGGACCCGCACTTCTTAACGTAAACCAAAGAGGACTTAAGTAATCAAGGCATGTACGGGTATGCATTCTCTTTAAAAGTTCAGGGTACACTATTCTCTTCCAAACATCAGAATTAGCTTTGCTACTTATCCAGGCATTATTACAGGCAAGAGCAGAGTGAAAGGGGGTGTTTTTAAAAGAAGTGTACCCCAAGGCCAAATCTTGGTCAAGCAAGTCAAGTTCTTGCAATAGAGGCTCTATCGGCTTCACACTGTGCATGTCCATGTCTACATAAATGCCACCATGAAACTCTAGAACTGCACAGCGATACACATCTGCCCGCTGAATCATTTTGTCGCACAGATTAATCACGTTAACCCAATGCGTATCCTTCACCAGAGCCTCCAAGTCCACCTCATCCCAGACTCTGATTGTAAGCTCGGGATTGTACAGAGGCCAACTTTCTCGTGCTTCTGTATATTTTTCTGGCACAATAGTTTTTCCTTGCATCCATATTTGATGTATTATTCTTGGAATGCATTGCTGCATTTGCTTTCATCGCGTCATTGAAATTTAAATGCTGTTCAAACTTAGTTTAAGGACATCCAGCAGAAGGACCTTGCGGAGTTCCACACCAATCATAACTCAAAGTCACGGGTAAAATTGAGCCTTGCAATTTAGCAAAGTTTCGAGTAATTTGGCAGGAAAATAAAGTCCCCAAGGCACTGTACGAAGACTGATTATTCATTAATCCAAAATAATTCACTTGTGCCTCAGGGCGAGAATACTGGGGCCACCCCGGGTCATTTGAATTACAAAAGGGATGATTTAAACTATTGTCAACGACACCAATGCCCCTATCTGCTCTGAAAAAACTTGTTGCTGTGAAATTTAATCCACTTAAAATGCTCCCTGTAATAAACCCCTTGTTTTTAAGTCTTGCATTGCGAACATTACTGAATCCATCACTGGGGGGCGGTATGGGAGTACTTCTTCTGTCGCCAACAACTAGGGAAGTATCAACAATAATAGTAGCATCATTCGCTCCGTAAGGCAAATTATCCATAAATTGGGGAGCTGGAGTAGGCTCATCAGGTATCCAAGGAAAGGTTAAGGTTACATAGTTAGGACTGGTAACTCCAACTACATAAAAGGGGTCGTCAAATGACTTGATGACCCTTCCAAATAGGAATACATCAAGGTTGTCTCGATATACATTATTATTTTCAGTAACATCAGAATTGGAAAGAAACACTGTGCGCTGTATGGAAATACCATCTATGTTAGGGTTTGGACTTGTAGAGGGACCATAAAAATTCGCTTCACTGTACTGAGAAAATAATCGTGAATCGTTCGGTGCATTCTGGTTTCTTATCAGAGTATCTGTGGTACTAAGATTAGATAACGTTAAAAGTACCACCTGGGTAAAGACTTGCTTGGTCGTTCCGAATACTGAAGTATTACTAGATAAGATGGGCTGTGGAATGGGAGGATGAAGAGGGTCTTTAGTGCTTAATTGATAGTTGAATGCATTAAATCTAAAAGGACTTTCGCATTGTAGGGGGGAAGTGTTGGGAATCACTACTGGGCGAAAGGAATTCGAACCAAAGAGTTGAGAGCCGAGCAAACTACCCACAAGCTTTGCCCCAGTCAATGCAGTGGACTCATAACAAGGTGTCAATTGAGAAGACTGCAGGTTTTGAGGAGGGGCGAAATTTACACGGGTATCTAGCCTTGCTTCATGAAGCGTATAGCTATAATTAAATTTATTTGGTCTTAATATGTCAATATTGTAGTCCAAGGGTTTGGGCTGCACGACAATAAATTCAGAGGGGAGAATTGACCCAAAAATGTCTTGTCCTAAATCAATGCAATTTTGAACAGTGAATGGTCTTGGTCCTGTAGACGAAATGGGAATAGCTCCAATAAGTTTTTGATATGTCCCATTATTACCGTCCAGGGCTTGACCACCAGCAATTACACTCGTGTACACCCAACACCAGGGCTGCCCTGCTGTGCAGTCCACACTCGTGTCATTGGAATTGTAGCACTGGCATTGAAACGTTCCCGCATTATTTGTACAGCTTCCCATACCATTGCACTCTAACCCACTCACTGCGCTGATTGAACAGGCTCCAGTTTGAGTAGAGCAGCTCTCACCCGTAAATCCTAGAAAACATGAGCATGAACAAATTGGTGTGGTCCCAGGTGGACCAGCTGGTGTAAAGAATATATTGTCACCCTTACCGCTGCATACCCTTCCCAAATCATCCGTGGGGCAGGTTCCTGGGTCTACGCAAGTTCTGGTAAAGACCGAGCATTGCCCTGTATCAGCTGGTAAATTATTAGCATCGCATTGAATGCCCACACATGTGGCATTTAAAACATTGGTGCTAGACAAGAGTGTATTAGTAAGAAATCCAATAAATTGTCCCTCTCCCGTCACTGCATTGCTGCACATTTGGGTGTAAGAAGGGGTGTTGACAAAGGGTTGTTGTATATTCTGCCACAGGCACTGAGTACAAGTGTCTATGGTTACCGCCAAATTAGGATTTTCTTGAAAGGGTACACCTCTACGAGAATCTTCAGGAGTGAGGCCGCAAGAAGTAGTGGTGAAAAATACTGCGGGGTCTTGCAATCCACAGTCATTCAGGGGATCAACATTAGTTTTTGAGCGCAACAAAGTTATAGTCCCACGTTCCAAGTCAGTGTTACCAGGAACTGTGCTAGTACTGAGACACATTAACCTATTTTCGCATTCAGATACTGGATACCAGGCACTGAATTGACAGGGGTCAGGGTCCCTGCACGTGGGCACTGACACACTTCTGACATATACATTGTTAATAATGTCATACGAGCTGTAAGTCACAGGTATCCAGCTATTACATGGCTTTTCATCAAACAGTACCAGGTTAGGATCAGTGCACTGCTGCCCCCCTCCAACTGAAGGAGCAATAATGCGTCTAAATCGTGTTTGAGTTGACCCTAAAGGAAGTTCAGGTTTACAGTTCAGAATTGGACAAATACCAAAATCAGTCCATGAACTCAAGGAGCAAGGCTCTGGTTGAGCACAGCCATTCTGGCCAGGTAGGCCACCGCACACATTTTGTATCATATCTTGAGTTATAGGGCACATGCCTGGTGCAAGAGTAGAAGTGGGTAAACCAGCACACTTTAAATAGCATTCTGCAATAACCAAGTCAATGGGTGGAGGAACGCAATCTGTAGAGCTACAAGGAGTATATTGACATGGCTCAAAATCAACTCTGGGGCATTCGGGACCTACATCTTGGGGGTTATCAAGAATTCTTAATCTCACACCTGGACCACAGGAGGCATTACACTCTGAAAAGGACCCCCACTCTGTTGCTGCACAGCTACAGTCAGATGGGGTGTCAGCATCATTATTTGTACATGGCTCTACTGTTTTTACTAGAGAAAAGTCACATTGCTGCCCTCTTCCGCTGGGCAATTGTGACACTGTTCTATACACGTATCTAAATCCACTTAGTCCCTGTTCTTCGCAAGGTCCAAAGGTACAAAAACTAGATGCATTTTGTGCAGGATCTTCTGCAAAAAGGCAATCCACATCTGGAGGGCAAATTGGTATTGAGGCAGTACATGGCCTAGTAAAGTAGACTTCATCTACATCACAGTCTTGACCATTGGCAGTGGCAAGCTGCTTGGGTTCTACAATTTTCCACTGATAGGGATTTTCCCCAGGGCGAATGCATGTCGGGCAAGGTGTCCAGGGGAAGCGCTCAGGATCTCCTGCGATACATGAAAGGCCACAATCGCGTGTGGCATCGCCACAGCTCTGACTTTTAATCAATTCAGATGTCGAGCAAGGTGCTCCATTAGCAAAAGGAAAAGTCATGATCGTTCTAGTGGCGTACTGCCATCCCGTATTTGTACCACACTGCGTGGTGCATGCCCCATACTCACTCCATACTTTACTGAGGACACAATCCTGTGAGTTACCATTTTGAAGCTGCTTTGCTTTTTTGAATAAAAGTAGGTAAGCTGCAACACCCGCTATAGCCATGACCAATAAAACTTCTATGCTCGACCCCCAGCCCTTATACACTGGCATTTCTCTGTTTTTTTGTTACCCCCAATGTTTTTAGACTGCTCTTAAATACCATTAAATTATTCAACATATTTCGATTCTGGTGGCATTGCCCAGGCTCCCTCTGTTTCTTCATTGGCTAAAACTTCCACGCTGGGGAAAAAGCTTATCTTTTTCTTTTCTTGACGAGAACCTCTGGAACCTCCAAAATCACCCGTAATGTCAAGAGTACGCTCATAAAGAGGTTGTTCATCCCGCCCCTGTCCACCAATTGATTTGGCCTTGGTTCCCAGTACTCCTAATGAGACACGCTCAACTTCTCGCGATTTCTCGCTTGTTTTTACATCTTGCGTCTGACGAGCTTGAAACTGCGAGAGAATATCAGTGCGCAAGGACTCTTCAGTGGTGTCCAAGTCATCATTTCTCAAGGACTCTATAAATCCTTCCACAAGCATGTCGGCCGTGAACTCTAAACTAATGTTATTCTGCAGTGCTTGTAGGTCAGACTGTATTGCCTCCATTCGAAAAAAATCATTTGCCCCGCGAATAGATGAGCGTTGCATGGTTTGCACGGTTTTTCTAGCAGAAGCACTCACAGGGAGCTGAGGTTGCTGTGCATCAAATACATCAGAGGACTCTGCGGCTGCACCTCCAGCAGTTCGCCCCCTGGCCACTGACTCGCCCGCCAAGGTCCCCTTGGACTTTATTGTGTCAAAACTATTTTGAGCTGAAGCTGATGTGCTCAGCAATTGCATGCTGAGTCTACCCAGGGCAAGTACAGCATCCTTTTTCATGCCTCTTAACAATTCCGCAGCAGGAGTGTCCATTCGCCCAGCAAGAACGTGAACAGCCCATGTCCCTAGCCTCAATTGTTCAGCTGGGTCCTCCTTTAGAGTCTGTGATGTTGCACGCTCCAGCGCTATAAAAACATCTGTGCTTAATCCCTTGGTTTTTAGGACTTGGGAGGCGTCATTTAATTCAGGAGCACTTCGCAAATCCTGCATACCCCGCTGAGATGCCTGAACTACACCAGAGGTTGTGGGAGCTTTCTTGGTTTGTAAAAAGGAAGTGTCATCGGGCATGTCATAGGCCTCAGCAATGGCCTGAGTCAGAAAATCAATAGACTGTTGAATTTTTGCGCTTGCAGGCACTGCTAATTTCGTAGCAATATCGTGCAATTCATTGGTTGCAAAGGTTTGTTGAGCTGGCTCAAACCCCTTCATCATTAAGATATCCAGGACAATGTCTCTGGACAGGGAATTCTCTCTCAAGTTTAACTTGGCCTCAAGCTCTATGGGAGTGTAATTAGGGACACTGCGCTTGGAAGTTTGATCATGGTACGTTTTTTCCCCCTGTTGTAATTCATACTTGGCGGGAATACTTGAAGTGACTTGGCGATGATCAATGTCCAAAGGTTTTGGCTGAGCGTCTCTGGTCTTTATCTTTGCACCAATGCCTGCGGACGCAGATTGCTTTAGCCCCTCCCCCGTGGAATGAATGGTACTTCCAGAATTAACAGACTCTTGCTGTTTTAAAGGAATATTACGCATGGGAGCTGCAGGAAGAGGCGTGTGCAATGCAGCTATCTTGCCCTCTGAAGCAACTTGGTTACCTCCAAAAAATTTAGAAGCTCCTCGCATAAAGGCATGGGAGTTGGGTTGAGGAGGCAAGACAATTTCAGCCAATTTCTCCTCTGGCTCTGGTCGTTTTATGCTTGGACGCTCTGTAAAACCTTCTAATTCTTGCACGCGACGATGGGAAGGAGCAGCTTGAAATTCCTTGCCCTGATGCTCTGCACTTTGACCTAGAGCAGCTTGGCGAACTTCCCCCGTATACGTGTCCACCCACTTCAACTCATACTCTGGTAGCGTAAAGAGCGCTTTCATCTTTGTTACACTATCTGAAAGCCTGTAAAAATTTTTATCCCTTGAACTCTAGTGGCAAAAGGTTCCCAAGTTGTAAGTAAGTCAGTCATGAGCGAGCAAAGGTATCGTCTTCGGAGTTCAATCCCTAAGGGGTATAACAGGGGAGATTTTTCCTTTGTTGTGGAAGACGAGTTTAGACTTAAATTAGAGCAAGCTTGGACATCCTTTCGCCGTCCTGTTATTAGTGCAATGATCGAGTCTTCCTACACGTGCGGACAAGTCCTTCATGAGTTTATGAATGGTCTAGACCATCCAGGATATCATAGTGGGGGTAGTGCTGTGACCTTTTTTCAAGTGTGCAAATTAGCCAATGACAAGTGGACAGAGTTCCTAGAGTGGTGTGTCTTGGATCACAGTCTCTATCTCACATTTGGTGAAGAAACTAGGGCAAATGCTAAATGTGCGTTATTCAACCTCACTGATCGATAGAGACCAAGTAAAAAAAATGCCTAGAAAAAAGGTGGTGGATACACGGGATGAACAATTGGCCAAATTAAAACCCGACATTGATCTCATTAAATCAAATTTCGCAGAGCACAGACTTAATATCTATGTGGAAGGATCCTCGGGAAACACACTGTTGGGAGCTGCCTTAAAATACATGCACTTGCAACAACGCACTTCTCAAAAACGCAAAAGTGCAGCCTTACAGAGCTTGGTAGAGGAGTCTTAATCATAAGGAGCTTGTCAGTGCACGTGCCAGTAAACCAAAGGGATAGGCAGAAGTGTAAGCTCCAACCAGGCCGAAACTAAAGTAGGATAAGAGCACAGTCTGAATCAAGTCTGTAATAATGAGTAACCATTGAGCTGTCCAAAAGATAAAGGCTAACTTTGTGGGGGAGACAACACCTTGATTTTTACTGCCAGGGTAACGCAGAGGTAATATTTGAAGAAGATCTTCAGGAGCGTAATACGTGATTGGTGGTGTGGGAGCAACGCCATTATCACTCTCCAAATTTGGGGAAGTATTTGCACACACCAGATTGCACAGATAGCTAATCACTAGAGACGCAATGTACACCATTAGTAAGACACTTAGTTCCCTGTACATTTCTTGAAAATCTGCAGCTCTAAAACCCAAGTTAGCACCCAATACAAACACGCCAATAGAAGCTCCTAAATATAAGAGCTTTTCAATGTTATTGACTCGAAGCTTGTTGATTTGAACCCTGTAATTATTTGCTTCTAGCTGTTCTACTACTGCTGTAGCAGGCGGGCCTATAACCCTGTACTCTATTCTTCCCGTACTTTCTATGGCAAAGCATAAAGCGTGCAAAAAGACCAAGATTGCCATAAAAGTCGCCAATTTGGTATCTCTAATGGTGAGCTGGGAATTCAGCAAACTAGACCACTTCCACAAGGAACTCATTTTTTATCTTACATGGAGCGCATTGCATCGTTGAACCTTACTCCTTTTAGTCAACCTCGCAAGAAAAAAATGCAGCAGCCTAATCAAAGTAAACTGCAAGTGCTGGTTGATACTTCGGTCATAGATCTACCTCAAGGCAGACTGTGCATGGGTTCCCTTATTTTCGCCATTTCTAAAACGCAAGGTATTTCGAGAGTAGTCTTTTCCTACTCTGGCGAAAAAATTTCTGCTCAAGTCCAAGACTTGCTGAATAAAATACCTAGGTCTATTACTGTTGAGACTGTAAAGAAGGAATTTATGGACTTTCTTACAGAGGAGACTCGTAAAATGTCGTCATCAGATTTTGTGTTTGTGTACTCATCCCCGCTGTTTTTATTGCCTGACAGTATTATGGCAGCAGTTGCAGGTATAGTACAGGGGGGATTGGCTTACACTCAACTGGAAGAAAACACTTCAGTGGAGCCTGGGATTATCAGTTTTGCTGCGAGATACTGGAAGGTTCCTTCTTACTCAAATACATCCAAGCAGCACACATTTATGACTAGAGCTTTGACCTTGCATCAGGATTTGGAAGTCTTTGTAAAGTACGACCAGCCCTTTGAGATTCTTGATGTTTTGAGGGGGCGTAAAATTGCTACACCCATGCCTAGCTTGGCAACCTCACTTCCAATGCCAAGTCCCAATTACCCAATGATTAATTGGCAAGCAACAATCTCTATGATTGAACAAGCAATGTTTTAGAAAATTCAAAAAAAATTAGGATAATTTCAAATTTAAATTGCGGCGGGTGCGCTCATTCAAGGCAGCTTTTAGCCATGGACGCGCTCAAGTCTTTGCTGGCTTCTCTGCAGCCACCCGAGCCTAAGGTGGAGGAGGGCAAGCTCAAGCTTTGGCTGCTCAGCGTGCAAGTCCTTCAGAAGCTTCAGACTTCTGAGGAGGCTGTAGAACAAGGGCCCTTTGTGCTCCTTACGTGCAAGACTTTGGAGGGGGCCACTGTCACTCTCATCATCAAGGACTGGATGCCCTGGTTTCGAGTCCTGGGTGCTTCTGTCAAGATATTAGAGCCTGTGCTCAAGTTCAGGCACAGATCCATCAAGGCCATTACACCAGAGCCACCACGTGCCAAGGCATGTGGATGGGAGTCAGCAAGCTCTGGAGATTTATCTACGCGTCTCTTTCCTTCAGTTCGCATTACTGTCACGCACCTCTATGCTGCTCAGTACGTGCAACAGAATTTGCGGGAGCAAGTCTCTGGATTTGGGGATGCCATGGCAGCAGCAGCAGACCTGGAATTCACAGACACGGTGCAAAGACCAGCAAACCGTTTTTTGAATGACATGAACCTCAGGACATCTTCGTGGTTCAGGGTCAAGCTCCCCAAAGGGTTAGAGCGTGCTCAGCTTACCATTGGGTGGGAAGCCAGGTGTAGAAGCGCAGACATTAGTCAACCGCCAGAGTATGCTCAAGACCTGGCTGCACCTCCGCTTCGCATGGCATCCTTTGATGGAGAAATGTCCTCTTCTTCACGCAGATTCCCTTCTCCTCACGTGGGTGACAGGATTTTCTGCATGAGTACCACGCTCAACATTTACCAGCCTCCCAAGCCTTCTCAGTTTTTTACTGTCACTCTTTATCTTCACCCTCTTCGAGACAATACTTTTTTGCAGCGTGACAATGAAAGCGCTCATCATCTCCTTGTCTTTTTCAAACAGTACCGGGACTTGCTTGAGGCCTGGACCTTTTTGTTGAGAGAGTTTGATTGTGACATTGGACCAACTGGATGGAATATTGAGGCCTTTGACTGGCCATTTTTCGCTCAGTCTTACACGCAGCTCTTTGACAAGCCAGCTCAGCGTGGAGCAGAGGGTCTTCACCTGGAGATTTGGAGACTTTTGAAGCATCCTCAGCCTTCAGTGCGGGAATTGCTTACTCGCCTAAGCAATTCACAGCTCAAGGATTTGCGCTCTAGAGCTTCCAGGGAATTGCCTAATCATCAAGCTCTTTTAGATAAATTGACTGGAGAACGCAAGGACTCTAGCATGGTGCTTGAAGAGGAAGACGAGGAAGAAGAGGACTCTCAAGAAGAATCTTATTTGCCAGCCATTGTGCACTTGACTCTGCGGTCACACTTGAATTCCATGCTGGGGGTACCGCCACCTCCTGCATGGGAACCATCGCGTGAACTGTTTCAAGGACTTTATGCTAAATTTGGAGGAGATGCTGCTCGTCTAATGATGAATCCTCCAGAGCAAGGTCTCAAGCATGGCATGTTCCTAAGTCGTCTCAAGTTCAAGGAGTGCAAGATTGAGACGCGACAAATGTCAACTGCTGCCAAGGGGGACAATGTCCGTGAAATTGTATCAAGAGATGGACCAGTGGGATTTGATGCAATGACCAAGTACAAGGACTCTGAGCACCCTCAGTCCATTAGTTTAAAGGCAGCAGCAGAGGCTAACTTGCAAGGAATTTCCAAGCTGGACATGCCAATAGAAGAGCTCTTTCAAGTGTATGATGACACAAGAGCCTTAAGGGAAGGAGATGATGATGCCTTAAATTTGGAGCAAGTGCTGAGAGTAGCAGACTATTGTGCCAGAGATGCAGAGGTTCCACTGAGGTTAATCGAACATTTCAAGTACCTGGAAGGATGGATTGGTTTGAGCAGAGTGTGCAATTTGCCCTTGGATGGTGTTGTCAATGGTGGGCAGCAGGCCCGTGTGTTTGCAGAACTCAGTTGGGGCACTCGCCATTCCCATTTGCTCAATGCTCCTGAAACTGGGTGGCCTCAAGACTTGACCAAGTACCAAGGAGCTACCGTCATGGATCCAATTCCTGGCTTTTATGTGGACTCTCCGCTATCCACACTAGACTTTGCCTCTCTTTATCCTTCCATCATGAGTGCCTACAACCTATGCCCGTCTACACTAGTCCGCAATCCCAAGATTGCCTCTGAGCTACGAGCAAAGGGAATGTGCATGGACTTTCCTATTGATCATGTGGATTCCAAGGGCCAAGCCTTTACGCGCACGTACACGTTTGCTAGTCATGTGCCTTCCATCTTGTCACAATTGCTTCAAGGCCTGCTGAGTCAGCGCAAGGCAACCAAGAAGCTCATGGAAACAGAGGAAGATCCTGTGCGCAAGGAAATCCTGAACAAGATGCAGCTTGCCTACAAGGTAGTGTGCAATTCAGCCTATGGGTACTGTGGATCAACAGCTGGAAGCATCTGGGGGCCATTTTTTCCTGTGGCAGCAGTCACAACGTTTGGTGGTAGATCCTTGATTGCATCCACCAAACAGTTCATTGAACAGACCTTTGAGCATCCTCTTCAACAAGGCAAGCGTCCCCGTGTAGTGTATGGAGACACGGATTCAGTCATGATTGAATGGCCTTCTGGCACCACGCTGGAACAAGCTTTTTGGCTAGGAGAGCAAGCATCAAAGGATGTCACTTCCTTTTTACGCTCCAAGCTTCTGGACATTCAACAAGCTGCAAAGGGATTTGGGCGAGATCCCTCTGAAATGGTCAAGGTCTTGAAGCTGGAACATGAAAAGGAAATGTGGCCCGCTCTCATGTGCCTCCAAAAGAAGAATTACGCTTATCGGTGCTGGACACCCAAGGCTGTGGATGTTGCCTCACAAAGCGTGACCTTTAAGGTAGTGACAAACATCAAGGGCTTGCAGTGCGTGCGCAGAGATGCTGTACCTTACTATGCTAAGCTCATGCTTCGCGTCCTTGACTTTTTGCTGCTAGAACGCAATCCTGCCAAGGCTCTGGAAGATGTGCACAAGACTCTGAGTGACTTGATTGACAATCGTCTTCCTCTTGAAGACTTGGTGGTCAGCAAGTCAGTGGCTGCACACTACAAGGTTTCTCAAGTGCACATTGAAGCAAGAAAACGCATGGAAGCCAGGGGAGAAGAGTGTCCTCCCATTGGTGGGAGAATGCCCTTTATCATCACTGCTCCCAAGCGTGGTCTAGTATCAAGTGTGACTGAGCGATCCGAGCACCCTGATTGGGTGTCCAAACAAGCCCTGAGGCCAGACATTGCCTACTACCTCAAGTCTAGCTTTAGTGCTCTGCGAAAACTGTATCAGAGTTTTGATACAGACAAGCTGGAGGCTATTCTGGCATCCTGCATGGCCCGTGCAAGTAACCAGAATTCCAAGAGGCTTTTAGAACAAGGTGAGCAGGATTTGCAGCAGGTTTTGGATTCTTCTGGCACAGCACCCAAAAAACCAAAGAATGAGAAAAAAACAAGGGCATTGTTTTGAGTTGAATTTTTGATTTGCACAGCAGTTACGATACAAACAAAAATACCTACTTCATTAAGATTTAATACAAATCGTCATAAGGCAGACAAGGCCACCTCTTCATCAATTTGGATTGGTGTTGGTATTGGGGGAGGAATTGGATTGATTTTACTTATTGTCATTGTAATTCTTTGGCGTAGCAAGGCAGCCAAGATGGAAACGCTGCCTATGAAATGAGGGCATTTTTTTCATGTTCAGGAGGGCGGGGGGTAGATTTTGAAAGTTGAAAAGTACATCTAATTTTTCCCTGGGTATACCCAATAAAACAAGACATGTCTCGAGTACTAGGTCAAGGTGAAGTTAATAGTTTATTGAGACAGGTGGACAAGCTGACCAAAACTGCTGTCAAGTTGAGGGATGATGCCCTCCCCGAGCAACCATTCATTCGCAATTTGCAGTCTGACATGGTGGTAGAAAAGTGCTCTGATGCACGCTCTGATTTAGTTGGTTGCAATCCCAAGGAGCTGTTTGAGGCCACTGCTGGACAGCTGTCTTGCCCTCCCAAGGAAAAGGCTTCCGACCCAATGATTTGGGATGAGAGTGGTAGGCTGTGCTATGCCCGCAAGGCATTGATTGATTCTTGGAAGCAGGTAAAGCTGGACAAGAAGGGAAAGGTAATTTACGACGAGTATGTCAATGAGAGTGGTGAGACTTACCGTGTACCTCAAAAGGAGGCCAAGACCTTGGATATTGACGAGTTAACAAACAAGTATGCTTCTTATTTAATGAATCTGATTTCAAAGAATGACAAGCTGCAGCTGGCATTAACCTCTGTGATGGACACTTCAGGGTCAACTCCTCCCATTATCTTAAACTATTACAGGAACAACCCCTACATTATTGGATTCTGTGAGAATGGAAGTAAGCAAGAGCGCAGATTTGCAAATGCTATTAATGGAGCTGGAGTAAACATTCCTGGTGGTGGTCCTCCTGTTTATGACTTAAAGAGATTTAGGGGCTTGAGGCAGTTTTCTGTGGACAATAACTTTTCTGATGTGCGTACCCGCCACGAGTTTGCTGCACTTCTTACTTCTTTTAATAGTTCCTTAGAGGTAGACAGTGGAGCAAAGTTCATGTCTATCTTTATGAACCCCCTTGCACCTGGAAATGCAAACATTAGAGGACAATTCGATATTCACCACCCTATTAATAATGGAGCTGGAAATCTAGGCAATGGACAACACAAGTTAGACTTTCTTGACATTGCCCCTTTTGACAGACATGACACTACCAAGGGTGAAGTTATTCATGCTGTTCACTGCAATGTAATGGAGCTGATTTTCACTGCCATTATTGCCCTGCACAGAGACTCTGTACGTTACCCCAAGCTGAAGAAGTTTGTGAATTCCTTAGGTGATTTGCTTCAGTTTGGTGAATTAGCACCCGAGTTAGAGAGTCCTGAAAATAAGTGTAGACAGGCTGGTGTAGCTGCTGCTAATGCAGTTGCTTTCTTACCTCAAGCACTTAAGGCATGGCTTGCAAATTTACCCTCTACTTGGCGTGCACCTGGCCCTCAATTACCTGGAAATGAGTACATGGTACAGCGCACTGGTGGTCAAATTTATAGCAACAGTGCTGCAGCCCCCGAAAGAGCTCAAAATGTAGCTTCCCCTAATGCTAGAGTAAATAGATTTCTACTTAATACTAATGCTCCAGTAGTGGTACTTAATGAAGGCGATGCTCGTGGTTTAATTAATTCTGCCCAAGCAGCAATTCAACCTCCTGGTGCAGCTGCTCCCAATGGAAGAAACGCTCAGGTTGATTATTTTGCTGCATTAGCAGGTATCAGACCCTTGGCTGGTGGTGAAGAGGCTACTTCAAAGGATACCACTGAGGACCTTGCCTTGGCTGGTGGTCAAGGTATTGCAGGGTTATATGGACCTGATCAGATTTATGGTATTACTCACCCTGTGGCTGGAGCAGCCACTTATCGTGCAAATCCTGCTACTGTAGTCATTCAGGGACAGAAAGTAGAGGATCCCCGTATTGTCATGCAGAACTTTATTTCCTTGTGCTTTTACCTCAATTGGGTGGAAATGTATGGAAGACCTGGCTCTGACACTTCAGTGTTAGGATTATTCAAGTCTCTCAGAGTGTCTTATGATAACATGATGATGGCCCGCACGAATCTTGAGGCTTTATTAAAGACCAAGGCTGATGAAAATATTCAGAGTTCACCTGACACGATTTCTAGAGTAACTGAGAAGATGGTGGATGATGCTATCAACAACAAGAGAGGTGCGGATGCTTCGTATGTGGGTGTAAATGTTCGCATTGCTAAGAAGATTGCAGAGTTGTTAGATATTGGATGGCACAAGTGCGAGAGTTCTTCATCATTAACAAGCGAGGGTAAGGATCCTGCACAGAATGGATGGGCTGACAAGATGTTGCCTCACCAAAAGTTGTTTAAGACTGCTGGTGATGAGTTTCCCAAGTTTACTGTAAATCAGCTCCCTGGTATTGCAGATAACCGTGTAAGTTTCCCAGCTGCAGGAGGCAATGTTCCTGACTTTCAGCTCAATGGAATTGACGGGTACCCTGATTTCGCTGGTCCCCGCCCAGCTCCTGAAATAAGAACTGGCTCTTGGCAAATTCGTGATTATGACTTTGTGTCCACTACCCTAGATGTTCCTTTCTGGGTAACCAAGCCCCCCCACAATGGAGATGCTTTGGGAGCAAGATCAGCTGCAGTTGCAGTGGGTAACCCTGTAAGGTACACTTACCAGTTCGATGAGTCTCGCTCTTCAGTTACTGGCTTTGGTATTAATACTGCGGAATTCAGAAAGGCTTGGGTTGCTTCCTATTCTACCTATGAGGGTATTAAGACTCGTAAGAATTACATGAACAAGGTAGGCTATGAGCAGATGCAGAGCAGAATTATGGATTTGCATTTAACCTTTGCTCAGAGCTGCGAAAAGGGTCGTGAGTACTTTCTGAAAATGTACAAGTATTCCAAGCAAACCAATTTCAGAAAGGATGGAGGTATTCCTGAGGATCCTAGAACTATTACCAAGGACATGTTTGATGACACTAATGCAAATGCTCTTGCTGATTACAAGGCTTCTGTAGCCAAGACAAGTGAATTAATGAAGCCCTTAAAGGACTCTGACATTTGCAAGGTAGTGTTAGGTGATTCTCAATATTTCGTGTTCAAAAATACCACTTATTTCCCCGATGCAAATGCATTAACAGCGGCAGCAGCTGGGGCCCAAATAGTGTATAGTTCAGTCACTGGTGGGGAACCTGGCTGGGACGCCAAGCTGGTGACACTGGGTGATTTCGTAGGAAGACCTGCCAATGCTGGTGCCTTTGCATTGGCAACATCTCAAGTGTACCAAAGAGCAATTACTATTATCGAAAAGGATCTTACTATTCAAGTACCTATTAGACCTGGTATTGCTCTTCCTGGAATAGCACCTGCAAATTTAGTACCAAAGTATTTTGGTTCATGCGAGCCTATGGATGCTAATGACTTTAACATGTATGGTAGACGCAGAAAGAGTTTAGACTTTGATCGCCCCGAAGATGAATTATTCTTTATTGGTGCAGAAGCTTGGGCAAAATTATATACTAGATCAAGGTATGGAGGCCAATCAAACAGAATTAGAGAGTTTCTCATTGACCTGAGAATTGGTACAGGCGGAGGTGCAGGCGGTGGTGTACCTACACGCAGAGCCCTTACAGATGTAGAAAGAACTGCTGTATTAAATTCAATGGGGTTCAGTGACGCTAACGCAGGTGCGAGAGACCAATTAATTGCCCTAGTTTCTCCTTATTACGCCAATAGAGATACCTCTGTCCCTTCACGTGTAAGTGATGAGAATTTACCCGAAGGTCAGCGTGAATTATTATTGAGAGATACCAGAGAAGGAGCTGATGGTATTATATTGGGAACCGAGAATATTCCCTTCATGTATTCAAAGAGTGACACTGATCGTAGAGAAGGCACTGGTGGAAGTAGAACTCTGACTGCATCAGAGCGTGATGCCCATGCCAGATACAATATTTTACTGTACAAGATTTCTGGTGGTGCTCCTTCTAAGATGGCAACCAGAATTCTTAACATGCAGAATGGCGATGATGATGTAGCTGTGCGTGCAACTGGAAAATTAAGAGGAATTTATGGCGGTGCCCTTGTGGGTGCTGCTGGAGATCCTAACCCTGCTGCAGGTGTAGAAACAGACCGTTCAAATAACTTTTCCTTCTCACCTGTGGCTAGAGCATGGAACAATCTTCTTCCTAGAATCCCCGCGGGGACTGGCGTGAACTCTGACTTCAAGGGTATAACTGAGGAGGACAGTAGAAACTCAATGAATCTGAGAACCTTTTTGGCAATGAATTTAATTGCTTTGAGTATGTACCCTACTCCTCTGTTTGCAACAGTGGGTCCCTTGGCTGGTGGTGAAGGTGAGTCCAGTGAGGTGTCTGGAGAGGTGTCTGGCGAGGGATCCAGCGAGGCTGTCTCTGAGGGTGCTGCCTCATCTGAGCTGGAAGGAGGTGGTGCAGTTCAAGAGGTTGATGCAATTTCTCCCTTCGAAGAGTTTGACAATATGATGAGTGAAATCCTTACGGGTGGAATTAATGAATCCAAGAGAAAGAAGATTCTTCCCCCTCAACGCCAGAGTCCCAAGTCCAAGAGAAACAATGATGATCGTACGCCTGAGGAAATTGATTTGGATGAAAAGTTTGAGAGCCTCGGGTACAAGCCTGTGAATCGTATCAAGGTTGGTCCTAATGGTCCCAAGCTTCTGAACAAGTACGGAACTGAAAATGTAGGTACCTGGATTGCAAGTAGTTCCCCATGGCTGGATTGCCAGCAGAAAATGGGCGTGCAGTTTTACACCAAGACTGCTAGAGGCATCAAGTACTGGTACAATGACAAGGCCAAGTGCTTTAGACCTGCAGATGCCTCAAGCCAAGCCAGAGAGACCTTTTCCAAGCTGGAAGCCTTCCAGAACCTGGCAAGATTGATTAACACTGCTACTCAAGCAGAGCGCGTGGAGGAGCTGAAGAAGGCTAGGGCTGTGATTAATGCAGACTCTGCAAATGACAAGTTAACTGTGGCAGAAATTGAGGCAATGGCCCAGGACATGCTTCCAGGCCATTTGCAAGAGCTTCCTACCACTGCTGCACTAAAGACTGCAAGCTTTATTGGAGAGGATGTGGCTTCCCAATTAACTGAGGTTTATGACAATTCCGAGGCTGAGGAGCGTTCCAGGCTCATGTCTCTGATTCGTACCAACAACCTCATGTCAGAGGAGTGGAAGGATGATGATGCTCTGGTTGAGCTTGAGCGCTTAAAGGAGCTGGTAGAAGATATGGTAAAGTCCGCCAAAACGTGCACCTTGATCAGTGAGGCTGTAAGAGACAATTCTTCCAAGGCTGAGCTGCGCAAGAACATGCGCATGATTCAGGCTCAAGACTTTCAGAATGGAGGACCAAATCAGCAGTTCAAGGATTCCTTGAGTCCCAAGGCAAAGCTGCTTCTGGAGTCAGAGACTAACTTTGCATCCAAGTGCGTGGTTCAGGAACTGGGTGTCAATGATGCTGTGCTTCTTCCCCCAGGAATTGCAAACAGGATTGACACTGTGGAGCTGGCAAAGGGTGGCGAGGCTGCTAATAAGGCACTCAACCCTGTGGTGCAATGGTGGAGACAGGCTTACAACCGCACTCTCAAGAAGGAGAAGGAGGAGGCAATGCGTATCGCTGAAAAGATTGACCCCACCCGTATCGGAAACGTGGAGGAGCTCACTGAGCTTTCCTTGGAAAAGACTACTCTGGAGTCCAAGATTGAGAATGCAGTGGATGAGAATGCCAGAAGGTTATTGCCTAGCTTAAACTCGTACATCAAGAGTGAGAAGGACTTTTAAAACTATCGAGATAGAAAATACAGTCCGAACGAGAGACGAGTTCCCCGCGTGAAAAACTTAATCGTCGTTGAAATAAAACTACTTGTTAAAATGCATGAAACTGCGACAACCTTACTCTGTATCCTGTGGTTTATACTTTTTGCCTTGAGTTCTTTACTGTTTGGATTCAATGTCATTAATTGGAACAATAACGGCCCTCTAAATACCCCAAATCAAAAACTCAGTCAGAACAGGGCAATTTTAGGGCTCTTAGGCATCATAGCCTTTTCCACACTCTTTCTATTGACTTTGAGCGCAGGAAATTCCCCAGGGCATATTGTCCCTTCTGATGAGGCTGTACTAGCAGGCATGCAGTCCGTAGCTAAAAAGACTGTTCAATTGCCAAGGGCTCCTCCCCTAGTGATTAAGAAATTCCCAAATATAACTTCACCGGTATTAGTTTAATAAAAAATTCAATTGAAATGAAATTTCGATTTTCCACTTTTTCTTCCTCGCTGCCATGGAGGCTGTTGCCAATGTCTTTCTTGCTGCCGCAGGTGAGTCCTCTGCTTGATTCATGCTGCATCCTCTTATCGTATTGGGGGCCCCGCCCTCCCTCACAGTATTACTCTTTCTCTTCCTATTCATTCAATTACAGAGGCCAAGGCCAAGGTCAAGCCCGCCGCTCAGGAGGCCAAGCCCGTTAAGGAGGCCAAGCCCGTTAAGGAGGCCAAGCCCCAGGCCGAGGACAGCAGTGACATGGAGGAGAGTGACACTGCGTCAGAGTCTGGCAAGAAGGAGGACGAGAGCGAGGGCGAGGCCGAGCCCGCTGAGGCCGCTGAGCCCGCTGAGCCTGAGGCTGCCGCAGAGGCCGCAGAGGCCGCAGCCCCCGCCTCGCCGCTGTGGGCCCTCAATGCCTCCTCCAAGGTCTCAATCTTTTCAGAGCTCTACGCCAAGATCATTGAGATGTCTGAGCTGCCCGAGCACAACTCTGCAGAGTTTATGCACGCCCTGGGGACTGTGGCCAAGGGCAAGGGCGTGAACATTTGGACCAAGGACTCCAAGCGCGGCAAGACGCCCGACTTTGGTGATGAGAACTGCAAGTGGAGGGCCTGGAAGGACTTTCTAGCTGCTGGTGGCAATGCGAGCGGCGTCCCCGCCAAGTCCCCCAAAAAGAGCTCCAAGCCCAAGAAGGTCAAGGCCTCCAAGAGTGGCAGCTCTCCCAAGCCCAAGATCCCCGCCTACCTAGAGGCAGCCTTTGAGGCCTACAAGGCAGAGAATGGAAAGGACATGCCCAAAAAGCTCAGATCCATTGCAGTGTTCCTGTTCAAGGACTAAAAAATTGATCTCAATTTGCAAAATTGCAATTTTTTTAAAATTAAATCTCGCATTCATTTGCAATGCAGCAGCTGGAGCTTCGCACTGACCATGCAGGTCGCAAGGACTACCTGCTGCAGCTCCTTGAGCAGTGTGAGGACAATATTCGCAAGTGCTGCGAGACTACCCGCCTGTGCAGAGCCGAGCTCACGGCCATGGCGGAGAAGGAGAGGTACTTGAGCCATTTGCTACTGCCTCCACCCTCTTTGCCTCCTTCCACTGAGCCCTTCCAGCCTGCAGGCATTCGGCCAGACTTTGAGGTGTACCCTGGCAAACCCCTGGGGGAAATTGAGCCTCTGCAGAGCTATTTGCAGGCGAGGACTGAAAAGCTGCCAGAGCAGAAAGCTGAACAGGCTTTTACGCCTCTTTTCCCAAGCCGCCCCAAGCCTAGCCCGCAGAAGGAATTTGAGGGCATTGTGCTAGACATACTGCGGGAGTCTAAGCGGGGAAACCCTAAGGACCATCCTGTTATTCTGTCCACAATTCGTGAGCGGTTTCCTGCAGACAAGAGACACTTACTGCCTCCAGCTGGCAGCAGAGGTGTGCTCAAGACCATGGTGGAGCAAGTACCTGGCCTTCGCAGAGTCTTGATCAAGAACAATAATGACGGGTATTTCTTAGCTTCAATGTAAAACAAGAACTCCGCCATCCACACTAAAAAAGCTTTGAGCACCAGCTTGAATGGTTGTTTCTACTGTAGTTTGAGGCTCTTCTTCGGTAGGTAATTTGATTCCAAAGATGCACAAGCCATCATTTAATCGCATTAATCTAAGCGTGCTAGGGCCATACGCATTGTCCAGCAAGTCTCTCTCTCTGTCGCTTTCTATAGTAATCAAATCTGTCCACTGGTCCCCTACAGTGCATAAAAGTTTTCGTTTTGTGTTTGTCTTTAAAAAGTAACGAGCGCTTTGCTTCCATTTAGAGATGGAAGTAAAGCTAGTTCGATACTGCTGCGGGCAGAACATGAGATTTTCGCCCTTGAAAATAGAGTAAGTAATTCCAACAGTGGCTAATTCCTTTAGTGTAAACTCACGCATGCTTTCGTGCCTGGCAGTGACCAGACCTATAACATAGTTTGAAGCAGCAAATTGTTTTAGTAAGGAGATTACTTCAGGTAGCGGGGCACTGTCTTCCCTGACCAGAGTATCATCAATGTCAAAAACTACTGCATATTGATCTCCCTTTGGAAAGTCTCTCATTAGAATTTCTAATGTAGCTATTATTTTGGGCATTTCACCAAGCCTAGGTTCCACAAGCACAGTTTCCATAAGAGTTTTTTCTATGTGTCTCGAAAAACAAAAAGGTGACTACACTAAGCAATCCAAACTTTAGTGACCATGTGAGCAGTTGCGCTCAAGGATATGGTGGAATTAGTGGGATGGTAGGATTTCAATTTTATCAACAGTGTATTAGTGACATGTCCAGGCAGTGCAGCCTTAGAATTATTGAGGGCACTAATCCCTTGATAGACCCCACAAGTAACTGCTACTATTTTAAACAGACCTTGGAAAACTCTGCACTACAAACTGCTATAAATGCTAGGGCAATGAATCAAATGTATTTAGATCCCCTGAAATTTCAGTGGTGCAATGAGCCTCTGAATGTAAACCTGACAGAGTGCAGTTGTTTAAATGCAACCAAGCAGGTGGACTTGGCCACTCAGTGCAATTTAAATCAAACTTCATGCGGTGACACTAATCCCCCTCTTGTGAACTGCAAGGGACAGAGGTTTGCTAGAAAATTACAGGGGGATGTCTTTCAAGGGAAAACTCTGTCGGGAGAGTTTGTAAATATAAGTTTTGATCAGTGTTTGCCTTATTATTGTTGGGTAGATGCTTGCTGGAATACTGACCCAGATGTGTTTAAGACGTTTGATGCACGATCCTCACAGACTTTGGGGTGTGGAAATGCTTGTATTTCAGTGGTGGGAGAGAACACTATAAGTTTTGGAAGGGGTTCCTTTGATCATGTGGCCCCCGTGAAAACAATATTTCCCGTGTGCAATAGTTCGAATAATGTGCCCACTATCAATTACATTCCTATTACCTTCAAGAGCTCTGTGGATAGACTGCTTACTATTCAAGCCAATTTAAACAGCGTTAATAATATTAGTGGCCAAACAGCCTTTTTAAATTTAACAGGATCGACCAGTGACGATTCGGGGAATTATTGGTTAGAGTACCCGTCAACAGTCTCAAGTCCATTCAGTGTGCCAAATGCAGGAGTGAGAGCGCTTACATTTACAGTTAACAATACCTTGCTCCAAAATTCGTTTTTAAAGAAAGCTACCTTTCTCCTAGATTCATTCCCGTCTGTACTTGTCTGTGATCCTGATCCCTATAGCTCTTGCAGGCAAGGCAGACTACCCCAAAATGTAATAACAAGCCCCACCTTTACCTTTACGTATCAGCAGTTCCCTGGGGGAGGGCAAATTATCAATCAAGAGGTTGTAGTGTCCGCGCACGCTATCTTATGGCCAGCCTCAACGATAATCCCTAATTTGGTACCAAAGAGATCATTTAATCGCAGGAATTCACCCGCTTGGTCACGCATAACTCTCTATGTCTGCATTGGCATCTTTCTAGTCTGCCTTGGTCTAAAAACCTTTTTCAATTCCATGACACTTCGTACGCTCAAGTATTACCCTCAAATAATTTTGACCTAACCAAAAAATGGAAATCACTGAAGAAATGGAGTGTGCCATCTGCAAAGACCCGATGGGCATCAAGAGTTTTTCCAAGGGAGAGGAGGAGGAAGTGGAAAATGTCCACAGATTAAGCTGCCACCATGCCTTCCATAGCTCGTGTTTATTGACCAGCTTTAGAATCAATCAAACCCTTGCATGCCCCCTATGCAGAAACACGGGAGCAACTCAAGGTCGCTCTGAGCGCACTCACACGCTTCAGCATGGAAACATGGCTATTACGATAACTGAAAATGAAGACGAGGAGGAAATTGACGATTATCTGGACATGAACAAGTTCTTACGACGAATTCAAAAGAGTCCCGTACGAAACGCTAGAAAAGAATCCAAGGTAGCTTTAAAGCAATACAATACCCTGAGAGACAAACTAAGGCACGAAAAGAAAAAGTGTATTAAAAAGGCATTAGTGGAATTCAGAGAGAAATTCAGAAAGGAGTTTAGAGACACTCAAGCAGAGCTCCGCAGAAAAATAAAATCAGAATGGGAAGAAGAGAAAAAGGCTTGTATCAATATTCTGGGGGAGTCAATATATTTACACAAACCATGGAGCGAACTTCATAGGCTATTGAGTACAGGCATTCAATTCAAGGATGAAATGTCTGGGCGTAAAAATGATCCTTGGAATTCATCCTTTTGGTATGCCTGAACGGCGTTCAGGATTTATAAGGGTAACCTTATTCACTTGAAAAAAAACACGGACGGACATTGTTTCTTTACGAGGAACTGTGCTAAATAGACTTAAGGAACCCCCTAAACTATGCCAAGACTTTTACTTAAGTTTATTGCCCTACTTTAATCGCTTACAGCCCCCCATTCTCTTTCTTCATTTTCCATGTTCTTATGAGAGGTCTCTAGTAGTGAAGCGCACGCGCAGCTCAACAGAAGCACACAATCTTTATCAGCTATGGAAGCACTGCCCCCGCAATCATTGCGTAAAACCATTGTTTTCATCCGATTCTTTGCTGGTAATGACTGCATCTCATCCCTTTACCTCAACCATTAAAACATTTCGCCAATTTCTTTGCCATGCAAAAACCTGCCCCTGGCCTCTGAATACTCTCAAAAGTATAATAATTCAATGCATTTTGTTGCTCAGTCATCTTCAGCACTGGAATACTGAATTTTCTCACAATGACTTTAAGGCTGACAATGTAATGCTGGAACGATGTGAAGCTACATTTTTGTACATTGGAGACTATATTGTTGAGGCTTGGAATGTAAAGGTAGTGTTGATTGATGCAGAGACGGCCTCGGGGTGTTTCTACAAGCAGAGTCCTCTCCTAAGTAAACTATCAAAGTCTTCAAAGTCATCCTTTGGCCTTGATTTTCCGTATAGTCCCTTCACAGACATTCATCTGCTGTTTATGGAGATTATATTTGCCATGAAGGAAGGGTTTCAAGCAGATGGATTTCTAGAGTTTTTAGACTCTGATGGTATTCCTACTGATTATTTTCTAGAACCCTACATTACTAAGGAAAATAGGCTTAATGGCGTAGGAAGAATAGCTCTAAAACAATCAAGTCTGACTCTTACCTCAATGCTAAACAGCTCTTATTTGACTAGTTTAATTCGAACTCTGTAGGGGTACCTTGGTAGTGTGAATTAAGAGAGCACGATTTAAGTCAATCAATTCCATTCTTAATATAGCTTCTTCTTCCCACCCGCTTTTGATTAACAGTCGTGCACGGATCCATTTTATTCTTTGAAGAATGCGATTAACTACTGGATGCTGAGAAACAGAACCCATTTTTTACCTAGTCAGAGCAAGAAAAGCCTCTGCTCTTGTAAAACGCGCGACGCTTTTTCCACATGCCTTGAAGCATGCTATTTGTGTCCACCAGGTCAAAGACAATGGGTATAGCCTTTCCCGGAGCTTCACGCTCTACCCTTCCCACAGTTTGCTGAATAGAACTTTTCGGAGTGCACAAGATCAGAGTATCCAAGGTCTTGTCATCATAGCCAAGCTCGAGTAAATTATAAGTGGCTACAGCGCACTTGTAATCTTCTGTAGAATCTTTTTTGGTCTTTTTACCTCCCAGAAGCAAAACAGTAGACACTCCAGCCTTTTCCATTTGATCCGCCAAGTATTGGGCATGCTCTCGAAATGCTGTGAGCAATAAAACTCTGTGTCTAACCCCGCACTGCTCTACAGCCAAGTGTATAATCTGGGCATTGCGTTCTGTATGATTAGCAACCAACCCTAAAAGTTGCCCAAAAATTCCAGCCTTTTGAAAGGTAAAAGGTGTTATGATGGTAGGACCCTTTACTTTCTTCACTATTACAGTTCCACTTTTGCCTGTTATTGAGGGTATTCGCTGATACACAAATGCAGTTGGTCCCATTAACCAATACAGCACATACTCTAAATTATCTCGTCGTGACGGGGTTGCACTGAATCCCCCCAAGTACCGTGCAGGAATGTGAGGAAGAATAGCGCTCAGGGTGCGTGCACACATTAAGTGAGCTTCATCAAATAGGACAGTGCCAACTGTCGCCCAGAAAGAAGGAGGATACACACATTGAGCTAGGGTGCAAAGGCTTGCCACTATTAATGTAGCCTTGTCTAATTTTTCTAATTTCTTGGGAGTTGATGCTCCTTGTAGAATTTCGATTTGAGAGCCAGGAAGAAATCTCTCTAATTCGCTACGAATCTGT